TAGCATTTGGCTGGGTCCAATTATTTCTAAACGAGGATAATACGCCCGTATGAAGTCACCGCTGATAATCATTCGGTCAAATTCCATACAGAGCTTGCAAGTTCTATCATCTGTGATGGCTATGTATTGGTATAGGTCGAAGGCTGAGAAGAAACTGTTGCCCCTGAACTCTGGGGGGATTCGCTGCTTAGCCTCTTCAACAGGGGGTGAAGTGTAGAGGTCAGCTTCGACATCTAAACACTCACACATTTCGTTTTAGCCTCTAATGGTAGGATGCTGTTGCGGAAGTCACGGAAATAAGCGTCATGTGCATACTGGAAATGCGCTTCAGACTCAGGCGTTAACTCTTTACCTAGTTGTTTTAGTTGGCGTTTGGCTTCCATCTTTGCTTTTTCCACAGTGTTAATGATTGCGCGGTCGCCTTCCTTCAGGGCTTCAGTAAAGATTAGGTGCCCTTCTTCATGGCTGGCTTTAATCGTTTGCAGTTGTAGTTCTAGTGCGGTGGTTTTGTCTTTGTTGATTAAGGGCTTGCCCTGTTCGGGGTCGGTTGGGTTTTGGAGGATTGGTTCTTTGGGTTTTAGGAATTCTTCATCCTCAATTAATGCTATGCCTTTTTTGCGGATGAGGTCTTGGGCTTGTTTTTTGCTGATGGCTTTATCGGTTATAGTTGATATGTCGGTTAAAGATATATCGTTTAATACCTGCATAGGCGCACCCCACCTTAACAGTGGGATAGGTCCTGAGCCGCATAGGGGTTTAAACACAACCTCTTCTAAGAGATCGGCTAATTCGTTTTGTGTAGACTGCACCCAACGCTCCACAGCCTCAATCATCTTAGTAGCAGAAGCCTCAGTAGCGTTCTTCAAAGTAAGAATAAGAGGCGCATTCAATCTTTGCCCTATCTGTGCATCCACACTTTCAATGTAGGGTAAGAATTTAACTTGGGGGTTGGGTTCATGGAACTCAATCGCTAAGTCTTTGGTAACATCGTTCATGCCGCCGATATAGATACCCTCATCTACTTCCCGATTAACAATCTCTTCTTTAACGGGGGATATATCGCCGACTCCTTTCGTAACCTGTAAGGGGCTGCTAAAACGGTGAATAATACGCCCCATATCATCATTCAAGTTTTTACGGGTATCAATTAAGCCGACAAGCGATTCAACAATAGCCTCGCCATATGCGTGATCTGTGTCCTCATCGAGTATGAATAGGGCGATTGATTTGTCGGTGGGTTGCCAAGTGTTAATCTGCTTATACCCATCTTCCTGAGTATACTTTAACAGGTCGCCGGTTGCGCTTCGATAAATATAGAAACTCTCAACGGGCAACGGTTTTAGTCTGTAGCCTTCTTTAAAGACAACCTCGAAGGGACAGAAGCCTTTACCGATAGCTGAACCCACAATCTCCTTAACCCGCTTAACTGCCTTCGTGTTTTTCTTCCACGCCTCCACCTTCTTAAGATTTGGGTGTTTGGCGTCTACTTTGTTGCCTTGCTCGTCGGACTCGGGCATCTCAAAATAGAAGTCGGGCACAACCATGTTTTTGAGGGTGTCTACTGCGATTGATACGGTGGGGTCTTGTAGTAATTGGTTGTATCTATCCATATAGGCGGGGTGGCTTAAGCGTTCTGATTTGCTGTAACCCGAAACCACTACGGCGGCTTCTTTTAATCGTTGGTAGAGGCTTGGGCCGTGGCTAACGCTATAAGAAGGCTTAGAGACTGTTTGCACTGATTCTTTTTTCTTATTCCAAAACGACATAAACGCTATTTCTCCTTTAGTAAACGCTTGGCCCTCGGCTAACTTGGAAACATACTTTAACCCGTAACTGCTCAAACGCGCCACTTAACGCATCAACTTGATCATCATGCCCACCTAACGGGAAACCTTCAAGCTCATCAAGAAACGCCGTATTCCACGGGGCTTGTAAGATTCGGAAGTTGCCTGCATCCCACGCGGAAGAACAGGGCGCGGCTCTCTCCTCTTTGGAGCCTGTGGTTTTAATACCTCGGAAAGCGTAGCCCTTCAGTACTTCGCGGGTGTAATAGTCTATTGAGTCTACGCCGCTTGAGCCGGGTTCTTGCTCCATAAACACTTTAACGCCTACGCCATCGGTTTGTGCGGTTTGACGGATTAGCGCCTGTACTTCCTGCGGAGGCGCTCTAGTGCGTTTAACATCCAGTACATAATAGATACCGTTAGCTTCTGCAAGTTTGACGCCTACGGTGTAGTCGGGGTCTTTGTTGGTTTCTTTGGGTTTAGTCGCGGCTTTATCCCAATAGCGCACAGGTTTTAAGTCGGCTGGAGCTTGCTCGATTATCTGCGCTTTTTCTCTTTGGAAGAGTGAACCACCGTGTCGGGCGTTCCAATCCCCCTCAAGATATTGACGCCTTGTTATGGGGTCAAGTTCGCTTAATGAAGCGATATATCCCGCTTGATCTAAGTATGGATTCTCTTGTAACCGTGCGGGGATAAAAACGCGGTTGCCTTCGGATGCTTCAATTATGAATCTGCGTTTAACCCAATCATGGCCTACTCCGCCAGGGTTTGAGGCTGCTCTCATTCTTAGGGGGATATGGGATTGTTCGAGGCGTCTTAATCTGCTGAAGAGATAGCGGTATTGGTCTTCGGTGAATTGGGTAACTTCATCAAATCCTATAAACTGGAATTCTGCGCCCTGATAACGGTACTTATCGTTTTCCGTGTCTAAGTAGCCGAAGGCGAGTTTTGCGCCTGAGGGGAATACCCAGCAGTTCTCTTGCCCATGAAACACCGCGTCTGTGGATGAGAGCCATTCTTTGGAGCGGTCCATGAGTGCGCCGGGTAGTGATAGGTCGCGGAATGTGCGTCTAAACAGGATCGCGCTGTAACTTGGGATTGTGATGTATTGGAGTGCCGCCATTAGGAGACAGTCTGATTTACCGCCGCCAGCAGCGCCACCATACAAAGCTTCCTTATTATCGAGTAATAGGAATTGGGCTTGCTTCTTTGTTGGCTTGTGAGGGATATACTTGTTGAGTAATACTGTTTGCAGAAACAACTTTCGCTTTAATTCCAGTGCTTTCTGCAATGAGTTGCTCGTATTCTGCAAGCATTGGTTTGACATCTACCTTCACATTAGCCTCTATGTTAGTTTGGTTGTTTTGTATAAGCTGAATCTTGGCTGCTTCTTTTAATCCGTCTAATACGATTTTGTATGCGGATAAGCCGAGTTGTGTTATGTACATTTCCGCTTTTAGAATGTTATCGGCTTGTCTTTGTCCTGTGACTACGTCTTCACGGATTTGTTTTAGGCGCTCTACCTCATCCATTAAAGCGAGGATTACGTCTATTCGGTTTGGGGGGTGGGGGGTGTTCTGCGCCTTTTCTGCGGGTTTTTTTTCTACTGTGGCATTTATTGTTGGGTAGAAGTCAGCCATTTCTAAGGTCATATGTTATTGCTTCCTTGCTAAACTATCTAAATAAGTTCTAAACTCGACATAAGCGCAGACTACACAGACGCTTGTTAAGATGCCAATTACGGCTATCATGACTTCAGACATTAAATATACATCTCGTTATAGCATTCTATATGGCGCTGAACTGAGTGGTGTCCGTTTAGGTTACTAACAACCCGCGCGCCTAACCCTATTTTTTCGCCGCATCTTGGGCATGGTTGGTTGACGCAGTGTTGGTTGCGGCTGTTTATGGTGTAGGTTCGGGTTGCCATTTTGATCGTTTTCCGTGAACGCTTTTTTAAAGGGTTCCTTGTTGCTGTCTCGCTTGTGATACATTGCTTTAAATTGTTGGGTTGGTTTCTGTTTGTTGGTTATAACCAATTTTTGGAGCCGCTGATACACCCTTAGGGGTTTCTATCGGCCTGCTCACAAAGTTATTTTATAGTTAATTGAAGATGTTTAGGCTGGGTTTTGTTAAACTCTTCCTGCTCTTTCTCAGTCATACGATGTAAAGAGTAACATTCACGCACACCCATATAGTAAGACCAATGCCAAAACTTCCACATTGGTTCTTCTTTATCAATATAGTTGCCATCAGGGTATTCATGCACTACTTTACCCCTTTGTATGTCTACTGAGGAGATTCTTACCATTTAGCTCACTTCAAGTGTCCTGTTTATCGCTTTCTTTTAGCTGGGGTTTTCTTTCTGGAAAGAAAAATCCATTAGTGGGCGGGGTGGGCTGTTTAGCAAGGGGCGAGGATTTCACGCGGATAGTGCAAAGTTGGGGTTCCTGCCACGCTATGAGCTAAACGCCACACCCACAAAATTATTTTACTTTGGGAGCGAGGACTGCTAGTTGATCCTGTGCGGTTTTCAGTCTTGCTGTTAACTCTTCTATTTGGTTTTGATAAGATGCTTTCTGCTGTGTTACCGTTTCCAGTTTAGTTTGAAGGGTGCCTAGTTGTCCTGTGGCGGTTTCCGCTTGGGTTTTATATGCGCCGATTTGGGTTGAGGCATCGGTTTGAAGTTTGCTTAGTTGTTCTTGTGCAGAAGCCGCTTTACCTTCGTACACTGAGACTTGGCTAGATAAATTATTAACTTGATTGGATAACGCATTTTTGGTTTTAGATACTGCTTTCCATCCTGCTGCACATATTCCGGTTCCGCTTGCACCTGCAATTATACCGCCTGTGGGTAATGGGTTATCCTGTACGAAACTGCTTATTTGTCCGCCTATGATGCTTGCGCCGTCGGTTATCCATGAGATGCCATCAGTTAGCATACTTGTATCTTGGGCTGATGCGAGGGG